TTGGGGTCAACTACTGATACGCCATCAACACTGACACTGTCTCCAGTGCCGGTGGGGAGCGCATTCAGAAGCACCTTCTTATGCAGGCCGCTACTAGCCTCGTAAGTCATCACGTAGTCAGCAGCAGCGGTGGGAGCCGCATCCAGAGTCAGATCATTGATCGTATTCGGGTCGCCCCACATCGTGTAGACGCCACTGCCTTCGTGCCGCCACTTGATGTAGATAGTGGAGGTGGGGCCAAGGGCGAACTGCGTCCTTGCTAAGCCACCCAGAGCATCACTCTTGGATGATGGGATGGTCATGGTGTGAACTAATGCATCCGAGTTGGTCAACTGCATCCCGAAGATGGCACCCGCCGCTGGTGTTGCACTGAAGGTAAAGTTGCTGTCCCCAATAACGCTCTTAGTGTTGTTCATCTCATTGGTATCGATCACGGTGCCAGCCATCGAGGCATCTGCGTAAGCAATCCCATTGTTCAAGGTTAAGAGTCCCGCGATGGTTGGGGTTGAGATCGAAGGTGACTGGTCGAAGAGTAAGCGCCCGCCACCAGCCGAGCCAACCTCGTCGGATATCACGCTGGCAAGCTGAGCACTGGAAGTGGCGGCGAAGAAACTGAGCGTGTCGGTTGAGTTGGGGACCGCACTTCCGCTTTCCTGCAGCGTGACTGGATTGAAGGTTCCGTTATAGGTAAGAATCTCGGAGGCATCCACGAGGAGGGTCATGTCCGTACCTGCGGGGGATGACTCCCATGCGATAGCCTCGCTGTTCGCCAGCCTGAAGACACCAGAATCCGCAGGATCACCCGCGCTGCTCTGGTAAATTGGAGAGGTTACGGAAGAAGCTGAAGCTGAACCAAGCTGTGGCCCAATGAATGTTGGTCCGCTGGCAAAGACTGCTGCCCCGGTGCCTGTCTCGTCGGATAGCCCATTTGCTAGCCCAGCAGAGTTGGATACCGTGCCGATTACGCCAGAGGAGGCCAGGAGGATGCCCGTGCCCGTGTAGTTGGTAATGTGCTTGCCGGTTGTCCCGTTAAAGAGGGCTATCTGCTGCGTTGTGCTGCTGCCGATGTCAGAGATGGTATCTCCACCCCCGCCGCCGCCAGAAAGGTTGATGCTGACTGAGCCAGATCCGTTGTCGGTCAATGCCCCGTTGGACACGCGGATCTCAGTAACACTGGAAACAGTCGGGCCCGCGTCTTCCTCCGCTACTGTGATCGCGCCGGGAGCAGCTGCCCATACTCCGTCGCCGCGAAGGACCGTGGAAGATGATGGGGTTCCCGTAACCCCCAAGGCAGACGAGAACTCGCTAATGCTGTCTATGTCTGCGGTTACGCTTGAGATCTGCCCATAGAGTCCGTTGGCGTAGCCAGAGACATCTGCGCCCATGCCACCTCGCGCAAGCGCGAGCGTGCCGGTCGTGATGTTCGCGGCGTTTATGCCCGCCCCGACCTTTGAGCCGCTCAGTGATCCATCTGCCAGATCATCAAGGTCAAGGTCGTATGCCTGCACGTTCGTGCCGGGGACGAGACTCAGGGTGATCTGGGCCGCTCCAGCCGATGGGACTGTCAGCAGGCTTCTGCCAAAGGGCTGAGTCGCAAGTGCGGCAATATCGGTCAGGTCTTGGTCCAGTGGCTGCTTAACGTCTAACTCGGCCTGCAAGTCAGCCTGATTTGAGAGTGTGCCGAGGATAGATCCCCATGTCCCTCCCCCGCCACCCGTTCCTATTTCAAGTCGGGCAACCCCTCCACCCTGATCTGTAAGGGTGCCATCGGTGACCTCCAGAACGCTGAATGGGATGACCGGACTTCCGTCTATCTCCTGAATCGTGACCGATGCCGAGCCTGCCCCGATTGCCGCCAGGAATGCGCTCGCATTCAGGTAGGTAACCGTGTTGTTGGCGTTGACCATCGGGAAGGTCACCGCATTCGGGCTCGCTGTGGTTACCCAATTGCGCCCAAGGACGCTCGCATCGATGATCTTGGCTGCATTGATCTGCCTGACAGCGGAAGCGGGTGCGCTTTTACTCGCCCCGCCCTGGACTATCCGAACCTTGTCGGTGTCACTGACTGTGCTGGTAACCGGGAGGGTGTTTTCATTCTGGATCGGGTCCGCTATGGCCGCAGCGCATCCAATTAACGCGGCGAATAATGAGAAAATTCTTTTCATGCTGCGGGACCGTGTGTTACGAATACTTCTCGATTATTATATTGTAGACCATGCCGCTGGCTGTATGGGTCAGGGCCGTGGTCGTAACGCCTGCGACATAGATAGAGCCATTCACGGATGCGAAGGGGATATCACAGACGACAGACGTGACGCGATTTGCGCCAAAGTCAAAACCTGCGGCAATCGCCACAGTGCCCAGATACGATATTGCGTCGGCATCAGAAGGGGCGGGGACCACGTTGAACGCGCCAAAGGTGACGTTGGTGTTGAAGAAGTAGAGCGAGCCAGCCTCCCCAAGGTCGTCCTTATCGATGGCGACAACGCCCTTGATCCTGCCGCTGTAAAACTTGCCCGGAATCAGGGTGGTGGTAAATAGTGTGTCGTTGGCTGCGTAGGCAGCAGTGTCAAGCACCGGAGTTACCTGACAAAACTGGATCTCATTTTTTAATTCACTCATGTTAATTTCCTTGCGTGTGCATACACTTTCGCTAATTGCTTCTTGCTGTAGCCAGACCTGAAACGGGAGCCTTCCGTCTGTTCCTTCTGGTAGTATCGTTTCAAGATATTGGCGTCGAAAGCGTCAGCTTGCGACGGCTGCGAGCCGAAGACAACGAGGGTGTCAGGTATAAACTTCGACCTCTTGAAAACAGAACCATCTATGATGATGTCTTTATTTCTGTCCTCAACGGGGCGATGCAGTTCCTGAATCTTGCCTGTTTTGGAGATGTATTCGTAGAGCGGCATAGTTCTTGGAGGGGGGCTTGCGCCCCCCTCATCAAGAATTGTTAGGTTAAGTGTACTGCGACAATGAGCGAACCCCAACGACCCATGACTGATTCAGCACGGCGGCATTGTAGAACGCTTTCCATCCGACAGAGATGAACTGATTCAGCCCATCAGACTTGTCGGGTCCATCACAGATCATCACCTTGGGCGACATTGGAGATTGCCCGTCGAGGGCAACAACACCAAAGCCTTCCTTGCCGGTGAAGATCGTCAGATAGATTTGATCGGCTGGGACAATCGTGGTATCACGAGTGCCTTCCGTCGCATCTTCCGACCACACGTTCGTGGTCATGACATAGCGAACTCCGTCGAGACTGCCGATCTCGTACTTGAACAGGTTGTTGACACTGTCCTTGTACTTATTCGGGTCCAGCCAGCGTGCGTCTATGCGCAAGTCGCGAGCGACCTGTGGCCCAACGATACCAACGAATCCTCCGTCGATCCGGGGAGCCAGATTGATCACCAGATTGGTGACAGCATCCAGCCCGTCCGTGGCGACGAATTTACCGGTAGACTGCGTCAACGCTGCCAAGGCAGCATAGTTCGCAGCGCCACCAGAGTAACGCTTGGTAGCGCCAGTGGAGGCGTGCGCCAGGACTGCCAGAGTCACGTCGTCAGCCTTGAGCGCACAGTCTTCACCGAGCAACTCAATGCCATCGTCCATAACGTCCGTCAATGCGGTCCATCCGAGGATGTCCGTAAAGCGAGCCAACTCGCCCAGCTGCACGAGATCCACATCGACTGCCGTGTAGGTCAGATCGGTGTAGGTCGCCAGCGGGGTGCCTTCCGAAAGCGTTTGCACGTTAGCGGATGCGGCCGTAACGCGTCGGAAAAACCTGATTGTTTTAGAGCCCAACCCCTTCGGGAGGGCTGCTTTCTTTCCAAACTGATTCAGCACGAGGGTATTTTCTGCGTGCAAAAGCAGCTTCTTGGAATAGAATCGCTGAAACTGGTTGCTCAGCGATGTAGTTGTATTGATTGCCATATTTAGCCAAAGTCGGCTTCATCGGCCTCGCGACTCTTTCGGCGCAGGTACTCACCCGCCTCCTCAAGGTTCATCTCCTCGAATTTCTTCTCGGTTGTTCTCTTATGGGCTTTGTTGCCTCCACCCACTTCGAGCAGGCCGTTCTGCCTCTGAATTTCTTTGTTTAGCTTGTCGATCTCAGCCTTTAAGCCGGGGATGGAACCCACCATTTTCTCTGCCTTAGCGAGGCGCACCGCGTTCTTGAATCCCCTTGGGACTCCACCGAAGCTGGGGTCAGTCAGAAGCGACTGGACAGCCTTGGCTATGTCCGACTCCCTGTCGGCCAGTTCCGGGTCTTCCTCGATGGCCTCATTAACGGTTTGATTGAACTGCTCAACGAACGCCTTCTGGCGAATCTCCCTCGCTCGGGTCATTGCCTTCTTGGCACCCTCCCCGTCGCCCTCATCAAATAGCCTCTGGGCGTAGCTCTCGTATTCCTCGGCGCTGAACTGATCATCCGAAACTCTGGTTTCGTTTGCCCTGGTCGTTGCCTTGAGTTTGGCGAGTGCTTCCTTTTCCTCGTTGAGCTTCTGCCAGGAGCGGTCCTTGCGTTCCTGCTCCTTCTTGATCTTCTCGTATTCGGCGCGGTAGTCTATCTCCGCTTGAGTCTCTTCCTCTTCTGATTCTTCGTCGGGCTCTTTGCCCGGCTCTTTTGCCTGATCTTCGTTATCCTTTGAAGTTTCCTTCGCTGGCTTGACTTCATCCTGTCCGGTCGTCGCTTCCGGTTTATCGACTTCACTGGGTGCATCCATCCCATACCGCTCCAGATCTAACTGTTCAGCGATCTTGGATATGTCAGCATCAGTGATTTCAGGTTGCTCTACCATAATTTCTTAGGGTCATTACGGTGCTAAATGTTCGAGAAAGGAGGAGACACCGTGCTCTTCTTCCTCGGTAATTTCGCTGTATTCCGGCTCAGCGAGTGCCGATAAAGTCTCAACGGCTTCCATGAAGCCGGCAGCCTTGTTGACTCGGGCTATTTCGCCCGACATGATTGAGGCTGCGTTCTTATGTAAGGATGCGTTGCGCAGGACTGCGCTTAACTTCTTCCCGGCATCAGAAGCAAGGAAGGTGCGAAGTCTTACCGCATCTTCTGTGTTCCAGACACAGTTCTGATGCCATGCCCCTCCGCATTTGCTCATCTCCCATGCGATCTGGAGAAGTCTAAAAAATCTGATCATCGTCGTCGTCCCGGTCACCAATCGCTTGGGCGAGTTTGCCGGAGAACTCTTCCTGCTCGCTCGAATCGACAAAGTCTCGGGCCATTCCTATCCGTGCGAAGAGATTCCCGAAACCAATGTAGTGATACTGGGTATCACCCTCCTCCTCCCATGTTACCATGATCTGGACTGCATCGAAACGCTCAATTAAGCCTTGAGCGACATCCTTGATGAACTGCTCATTGTCTTTCATTGTGGTGGTCCTGGCGGTGGTCCTTGAGGGACTTGTCCCTGCTGCATCGCCTTGCCGAGTTGCTCGAACTGCTTGGCAATTTGCTTGGCCATGTTGTTATCCTTGGCCTGCAAACGCTGCAAGTGAATCCCGATATGCTGCGAGTACGCCTGCTGTGTCTGCGGGGGAGCCTGTGCTCCTTGCATTACTTTCTCCTGCGTGCGCTTCAAAAGAACATTGAGGTGAACTGCGTCATCATCGTCCCCAACAGGAACGACAGGTAGACCGCTATCCAAGGCTGGGATCTCCATCATCTGTCTCCTCGCCTGGTTATTCTGCTCCTCCTGCGGGTCTATGAAGAGGCGCTTGACCAGTCCCGGCTCATCCAGTTCGAGGATGGACTTGTCCAGCTCGCCCTGATTGATATTCTGTGACTGTGCGAAGAGCATCTTCCGCTGGACCGCCCTCTGCATACGCTTGGGAGTGTTCCAGCTTTCTGCGCTCCCTGCAGGTTCAATCGACTCGATCAACTCGAGGCTGTCCTTGTCTATCTCGTACTGCTTGTCATCCTTGATGTAGAGCATGTCCTTGTCATACTGCTTGAGAAGGTACCAGTCTACGCAGTAGAGGTGAGTAAGGTTCCGGCGGTAGGATCGTGCGCGCATGTCAACAGACATCTGCTGCTGCCCCATGATGGCATCGACTTCAGTTGCTGTCTTGTTGTCGCTCTTCCTCGCGGGGTTGTTGGTTCCAAAATCGGGTACGGCCACACGCTGTTCCGCCACGAAGCGGGTGTTGGACATCTCCTGATCGAATGAAATCGGAGGGGAGCCCATGTTCATCGCGCTGACTCGGAATGGGAGGATGCTTCCGGGCTGCAGCTTGATGTTGGCGGTATTGGGGATGTCGTGGTCTGCGGCGAAGACGGGGCGATTGTAGAGCGTCATGCAATCGTGCTTCTCGTTCCACATCTTGTTCATGGACATCTGCATGTCCTGAAGCAGCTCGCAGATGCCACGGGATTCATAGTATCCGCGCCTGTCCTCGAAGGTGAACTCGACGAAGGGGTGCTTGCCGTAGAGCTTATAGGGAAGCTCGAAGGGGGGTCGTACGTCCTCCTGATACCTCATCGGAGAGATGGTGTGAACCATCCACTTGTCGCCCTCTATCTTCTCGTAAATCTCCCAGATGATGATCTGGCGTTCCTCCGTGTGGGTAATCCCACGGGCAATTCGGGCAGTCTGGGCAGTCCCATCTGTCTTGCTGTCGAATGGTCGCCCCGTGATTCCCTTGATGAAGTCAGCGTCTTTCTTGAAATTCTTGCTGTCTGGGCCGTACTTGTACTGGTAAGGAGTCAGACACCTTACGTGGGTTACTCGGTCAGCCGTTCCTAGGGTCAGGGTGTCGGATGGGACAACTATGTAGATGGGCTCGACGGACTCATGGCGCAGGCGCTTGTTGTTCACGTCCCATGTGCATTTCATGATCCCGCGCCCATAGACGAGGAGGTCGTCATTGAGGAAAGCCACCTCCTCCTCGATATTGCTCTTGATCCTTAGCTTGTAGTCGAACCAGTGGGCTGCTGCCTGAACGAGCTGATCCTCTGCCCCCGGTTTCCCGATAAAGTCAGCGAATTTCTCGGTGGCGTAGAGTTGCTGGAGGTAGAATGGCTTCTGTTTGTCGATAATCCCGTCTGCAAGGGGGTAATTGAGGTTGGAAGCACCTGGCCATGGGAGTTTGGAGCGGCGGATGCCCGGTCCGCGCATCCGATACCAGCTTTCCTGCTTATCAGCCCATCCTTGGCGATCCCCAATGTCCTCCAGCACCAGATTATAGAGTTCAGAATCCATTATTGCGTTTAAAGAGGCCCATGATGGACCAAAAGAGGTCAGCTATCGCCATGCTCGCGACTATCCACAGGAGTATCCCCAGCAAAAATAGAAGCCCAAGCAGTTCGCTCGGTGTCAGGAAGGGTTTCGGGTAGGTCATTGTGTTTTTCCCAGCCCCATGGGTCCGAATTGTCGAAAAATCTACTGGGGTGCTGCACGGAAACGTGAACGTGCTCGTCATGTGGGTTGCTGCCTTTGTAGGGTCGCCATATTCCGGGCCTGTAGGGTTGATTCAGGCCGCTGCAGATGCGTCCATTGGAAATTATGTACTTTACCCTCGGCTCCAGGCCCAGTTTCAGCCTCAAGGCGAGCCAAGCCGCGAACTCATAAGAGTCGAAACCACCTTCGGGGTCGTGGGTGAAGTCTCGGGCGCAGACGACACGGTGGCAGGAACAGGGATTGTGGTCGGAAACGCTATGCTGGTGTGCCAAATCACCGATGGAGCCGTCATTTTCCTTGTTCCGCTTCGGCGCAACCCTGTTTATCTCCCCGAGAAGTCCCTCAAGGCTGGTTGCTCCGAGGCTATTAGCGACTCTCCACACATTAAACCCCCGCCAACTCACTAAGCTGATGTACGTAGTCGTTGGGCTCGTCATTCTCGTCCATGTCATAGCTTTGAAACATGGATTGTTTCGTTTGGAAGGCCACCATCGGCTTGAGGGCGATGCATCCCATCACTGCGTCGGCTCTGTCGGGGCTTTTGACGTGCCTCCCCCGCATGTTTTCCTTTGGTTCCGCCTGTATGCGACCATCCATCGTATATAGTCGCTTGCGGGTGATGAGCTGACGGTGAAGAATGGGGTCGTCGGGAAGGATGACATCGCCCTTCTTGATCTCCCTGCCCCCTGTTTCCCAGACCCGTGCGTTTTCGTCGGTGTAATCATGATTATTCTTGACCTGTGCCCCTCCATTGAAGCGGTTTATCGTCCAGCCGAGGGCGTCCATCATGGCAATCATGGGCTTGCCAGCACCGCCATTGTCTCCCCAGATCTGGTCTTGTCTGAGTTCGTTCTCTCGGAAGAGTCGGATGAAGGTTCCGATGGCTCGGGCTTCGTCGTATTCTTTCCAGGCTCTGACGATTCTAACTTCGTTTCCCCTTCTAATAGCGAGAACATTCTCATCCCCACCTCCAGCAAAGTCGCAGAACGCAACAGTGTCACCTTGTCTGC